ACCCTTTTTAAGAGTCATACAGACACTTTTAAGATGTTTGATGAACTCTAAGTCAGGGCTTTTTTATTAGTTTATTGATCTAATCTTTGACTTGCTCTTTTGTAGATTTCTATTTGAAATTTATGCAAATCAATTCTGTGTTCAGTTTTGTATTTATCAATAATAAAATCTTTTGCTTCATCTTCGTCAGCAAAATGTATCTGATCAACTTCAGGATCAGAATATTTTAGATATACGCCTTTTATGTGTGCGCAATAAAGAGTCATTGCCAATCACCTTCAGGTAAATGATCTACAGAGTTATGAACCTCAGTTTTAAACTCTAATGGCTCTGCTTTTGGATAATCTTTTTTTGCTTCTTCAATAGTATCGTAATTAGCAAGATAAGATTTCATTTGTTGACCAGCTAGAACCGAACTAGCTGGATAAAAAGAATGACCATAAACTACGAACTGATCATCGTCAGGCTCGACAGTGTATGAATGGTAATTAACTTTTTGTCCGTTGTAATATTGCATGATATTTCTCCTTTGTGTTTGAATATATAAATATTCAAGAAAGCCCAATGATCAGGCTTTCTAAAATATTTAAGGGTGTGTTTCTTCAAGGCGGTTTGAGAGATCATCAATCCAAGAAAGATTAGTAGTCCAGTCAGATAGATCCTCGCAACTATGCTCGTCATACTGCTTGATGTATCTGCACCAACCTTTTTCATTAAAAACGATATATGCTTCATTGTAAATATCTTCGACAAAATCAACAGTTTCTTTTATCTTGTCGGTATATTTCCAATTATCGTAATCGTAATAATCATCTTCATTGGGGAATAAATTTTCTCCACCTTGTTGAACTAACCATTTAAGTTTTCTCTTTTTAGCTTCTCGTAAAAGAAGTCTGAGTACGTTTGCTCTACTCATCTTTTACTGATACCAAAGTTGGTCTGTCCCTTGATATTCTCCATATTGCGTTAGTGTGGGCATGACAAAAAGAAAGTAAATGCCATACTGCAATATCGTATTGCTTCTCTGCGGTCTTACAAAAATTAAAAGTTATGTCCTGACCTTCGTAATCAGGTTCGGTCTGTGCTTCTTTATATAAAATAAAAGTTTCGTGATCCTGATTATTCTCACGACTACCATTAAAGACAATAGCCTTACTAGGGATAATGTCAGTAGGGGGATTGTAATCGTTAGTCTCGTCAATTATTACAGATCCGCCTAAGATATCTTTAATGTAATCGTATTCGTCTAAAACCTTCGACCATTCTTCATCAGTAAAAGATTTTCTTTGATGCCAGTAATTAGTGTAGCCCATTATTTATCTCCTTCGTCTTTGAGTCTCTTATACAATTTATAAGAGACATAAAAAAATACTGTGAGCAAAATGATATCTACTCCGTCTAAGCCTTGTAATAACATTAAGCGACTTCCTTCTTAGAATTAAAAGTGTAATCTTTGTCGTCAATGTCAGTTATGAAAATACATCTAGGTAGAAACTTAGTTTCAAAGATTAAACCAGTAAGCTTTAATCCTTTTTCCATTCTTGAAATCCAATGTTTCTTTTCGTTTTTCTTAATGGAAGTGACTATCTCATCTTGATAAATAGTAGTCACCAAGTTTAAGTGTGTTGCTGTTTCAATGTCAGCAATTTGTAGTTGTACTTTTTGCATTATGTTCTCCTTTGTATTTGAATATTGATAAATATTCATGAATACTCAAAGTGAGTATTCAAAAGTATTTATTAAAGTATTTGTATTTGTTCAGGTGATACGCCTTTTAACTTAGTTAAGTGTTTTACAACCTTGCTCCAAGTTGTGCCAAGATTGGTTTCATAATCTAACCAAACATCTGAGGTATCGTTTTCCCAGACAATTTCGTAATTCCAACCTTCAGCTAATTCACCATAACATTCACATGTTCCGTTTTTAGTTTTTATTGTTTCCATATTTTTCTCCTTGTATGATTGATAACTGTTTCATGCTTTTGCAATCATCAGGTAAGACTTACATCTTACTACAGTTATTGAGTGGGCTTTCCTTGCTAATTATCTAAACTTTGGGAAGTCTGCTCATCACAAACCTAGCAAGGCATATAAGTTCTGTATGTTTTAAAGTCTGAGGAACTTAGCAAGTTAGACTGTAAGAGTGTATTGATAGGCAAATCTCCTTATTTAATTATTTAAGACATATTCGCATTATTACGAACAAATGCAAACATTTATTAACATATCAGTAAACTTTATTTATTGTGATCCTGTAATTTTCGGGGAAAGAAAGAAAAAGAAAACTATGTGAATTTTAATCAACTTACATAGAAAGAATAAGAACTTATATAGAAAGAGATATAGACTAAGACAGTAGCTCCTGTTGTACTGGAACTGCCTCTGCTTTAATTGTGCTGGAAACAATGGCATTACCAACAGATACATTCGACACATACAACTTATTATAAAACATTCCGCAAAGGTCTTAAGGCAACTAATTTATAGACAAACCAGCAACGACAAGAGCAAGAACATACCATATATCTACCACAACATAGCAAAACATAACAAAGACAACAAAGAACACAGAACCAACAAGACGGAACTATATAAAAGAACACCCCCAAAGCCTCCCACAGGTATATATAGGGAGTGATTACAACACAGAACAAATATCTCTAAAGCCATGCATGATTTTAAACTAACAAAGAAAGCAGTACCTAATGGTCGCTTGTATTCTTCTAACGAAATACTATCATGGACACATGAACAATCTTTTAAAAACAAAAGATGTCTGTACTGTGATGAATTTGGATCTTTCGCAGTAGTGCCGAAAGACGCATATATGCAATACTATTTTTTATGTGGAGATCATTATTCAAATGAAAACAAAAAAAAAGAAATCTAAGAATATAGTTAATCCTTTTGCAATATTTGTAAAAGAAATGAACGATAAAACTCCTGTTACTCCCAATTCAGGCAAGGGAATTGTAACAGACGAAACTGTAGCAAGAATACAGGATATTTATAAGGGGGAAAAGAAAGGTGACGCATGACCACCATTACTATTCCTTATAAGCCTAGAGAATTACAACAACAGATCCATAAGAACTTAGTTAGATTTAATGTTCTTGTTTGTCATAGACGATTTGGAAAGACAGTCTTGACAGTAAACGAATTGATTAAGAAGTGCCTACAATGTCCATTACCGAGACCTCGTTATTATTACATAGCACCTACTTACTCAATGGCAAAAAGAATAGCTTGGGACTACCTTAAATATTATACCTCTGTTTTACCCAATATGGACTACCACGAGACGGAATTAAGAGCAGAACTACCCAATGGGGGTAGGATTCAATTATTGGGCTGTGAGCGTCCCCAAACGCTAAAAGGACTCTATATAGACGGAGTAGTTTTAGACGAGGTAGCCCAAATGCCACCGAAGATGTGGACTGAAGTCATTAGACCTGCTCTATCAGACAGAGAAGGATTTATGATTGCGATTGGTACTCCTCAAGGTCATAATTCCTTCTTTGATTTATACAATCATGGACTCCATAATGACAAATGGTATGCCACAAAATTTAAAGCAAGTGAGACTAAAGTCGTTAAAGAAGAAGAATTAGCTGAAGCTAAATCAATGATGCCTCCTGAAATATATGAGTCAGAATATGAATGTAGTTTTGAGAGTTCAGCAATAGGTGCAATCTATTCGCAAGGACTAAATAAAGCAGATGATGATGATAGAGTAACTTCTATACCTTATGATGAAACTTTAAAGGTATCTACCTTTTGGGATTTAGGTATGGCTGATAAAACCGCTATATGGTTCTGTCAGCAAAAAGGAACTGCTATACACTTAATAGATTACTTTGAAGATAGTGGTGAATCACTAGAATATTATGCCAGAGTTCTTGACGATAAGGGGTATGTATATGATACACATTACTTACCGCATGATGCTAATGTCCGAGAGATAGGAACTGGTAAGTCAAGAGTAGAAATTGCACAAAGTTTAGGACTCAGCACAAGCATTGTACCCAAGATGCCTGTAGATGACGGAATTAATGCAGTTAGAATGACACTATCAAGGTGTTGGTTTGACTTTGAGAACACTAAAGAAGGTTTAGATGCCCTAAGACAGTACAAATGGGCAGTAGATGATAAAGGAATTACAAAAAATAGACCACAACATGACTGGACTTCGCATAGTGCAGACGCATTTAGATACCTTTGCACAGGATTACAAGAAACGAAAGACTGGTCAACGGAAATTAAGTACCCAAAATTAGGAATAGTATAAATGAAATTAACAAAAGACAGACTTAAAGCTTTAATAGGGCAAGAGATTACAAACTCTCTTGGTTTCTATGGCGGAGAACTTTCTAGCCAACGAAAAAATGCCCTCAAGTTTTACTTAGGAGAGCCATTAGGCAACGAAGTCGAAGGACAATCCCAAGTAAGATCGCAAGATGTCTTAGAAGTCGTAGAGAGTATCTTACCTTCTATGATGAGAGTGTTTACACAGGGCGAAAGCATAGTCAGATTTGAACCACAAGGGCCTGAAGATGTGCAATATGCAGATCAATCAAGTGATTACATCAATCATGTATTTATGAAAGATAATAATGGCTACTCAATCCTTCATACAATGTTTAAAGATGCTTTAATTAGCAAAAATGGCTTTGTAAAATATTACTGGAA